GACTGGAGCGTAGCGACCCATAACATCTTTGAACTTCACAGAACATCATAAGACAACCAGGGACCCTTACCAATTCGCGGGCCGTGACTGGAGCGTAGCGACCCATAACATCTTTGAACTTCACAGAACATCATAAGACAACCAGGGACCCTTACCAATTCGCGGGCCGTGACTGGAGCGTAGCGACCCATAACATCTTTGAACTTCACAGACATCATAGAACATCTCTGAACTTCACGGAACATAAAAAGACAACTAGGGACCCATAACATCTCTGAACTTCATAGAATACCATAACCTATAATTATCTCATTGACCCATAACCTATACAATATCGTTGTATATCTTAAAACTTTCATACAACTTACTTTTATTTTTCAACTTCAACTTGTTTCAAACTATTTCTTGTATAATGAAAACTAATTCATTTTCGATCCTGACAAACCATAACCTATTAATATTGTTGTATATCTTAAAACTTTCATACAACTTACTTTTATTTTTCAACTTCAACCTGTTTCAAACTATTTCCTGTATAATGAAAACTAATTCATTTTCGATCCTGACAAACCATAACCTATCAACAATGTTACTCTATAGGATTCATTTCATATTACTTTTATTTTTCAACTTCAACCTGTTTCAAACTATTTCTTGTATAATGAAAACTAATTCATTTTCGATCTTGGCAAACCATAACCTATTATGATTCTCTCGAAATTTCCATTCATTCCAGTAATTTGTAACGCTGTGGTTCACCCATAAGCATCCCAGATGTCTTCACATTTATCCCATATATATCCATTGCCAATGATATCCTCATCAAATCCCCAGGATTCTCAGCTACACTGTGTTTCATTATTGGAGGAAAACTAGTCAACTCGCCTATCTTGTTTTCATACTTTACACCATCATAACACGTTCCAATAGATGGATCCCCTGACAAAAATATGTTCGCTGATGCTCTGAAACCAGGTGGGTCATACATACATCCAGTATGTTGATGCTCACCTATACCCTCACCCTTTCTAAAAATATTCGCCCAACACTGAATAATACACCGCCCAAATAAATCCTTTAATTTGTCTCCTACAATTGAATGTACGATCTCATCATTCAGAAAGTTAAAACAATAATATCTACCAGTCAGTGAATCTTTGCCCGTCAGTGGATATTTGTCAGCTCCCATCTTCTTGATATCCTCTTCTAAACACAAAATCCTATCAGCAATCAATTTACTCTCCTCACTAGATATAAAATCTATACTCTCCATACTATGTAAAATACTTTATTTCATATACTTAATCAACACAGCTAAGGTGATCGCACCTATCATCAATGGTGCATCCCATTCAGGCTTACTTTTCTGACCCCAACCCAATGTGAAATATACACTCAAAAACACACCAATCGTACGCAACGCTGCCTCATATCGAACATCCATCTTTACTATATAATAGGATTATTAATCTCCGGACCCTCAAACATAGCATCAGGTAACCCTTCATCAAATACATCCCCATGAGTCTCACATAACATACACACCTCCCCAGGTCCATGCCTATGTTCAGGTTGTATCTTCTTCATCTTCGGAACTTTTTTTGGTCTCACTACTCTCTCTGGCTTTGGTTCCCTCTCTCCATGCATCCTGCAATATTCCGAACCCGGTACAGCCTTATTCCGACACGGGGTCCCTTTACCAGTCACACCCTTGCATAGGACCTTGGTAGGTTGCGACGGTTGGAGGGACTGGACGATTTGGCGCAATTCGCGCAACTCTTCAAGTATCTGTTCCATTTTTCTTGGAAATTGTATACAGAGATGTATTACTTAGGTGTTATATAAAGACGAAAACCAAATCTTTTATTAATTTCTTTTCTTATATTAAATGTCTAGACCTATACAAACCGTCGCCCTGGAATCTCTGATTATTGGAATTATGAATGCTGTACTCATCCTGGGTGTGAGTAGACTCAACCTCAAGCTTGATGCACCCGTACTCCACCTCATCGCTGGTGCCCTCATCCACATCATCTTTGAATATACAGGTGGAAACAAATGGTGGTGTACACAAACTTACAAATTGTAATGCACTCTCAAGTAACTCTGCCGCTCCCTAATGTCATCGATCTCAATCTCCAAGTTCCTCTTCAACTCCATCGCATCGTTCTTTCTCGTCTCGATGCGATGGTTTTCGAGCATTTTGTAATCCTCATAAATTTTCTTCTCAAACTTCTTACTCGTGAGCTCTTTACGATCCGCTGGTGATAAATTAGCGAAATCTGTGAGTCGAACATAGTTTTCAAAAGTAGCTTCACCTGCTTCAACTTCTTCAAAAACATTAATGTCAAAGATCGGAGTAAATGCTGCGAAATGTTTCATAGCTTCTTCCCTGACCCTTTTAGTTATACGCTGAATGGGTTTCGCATCCCGAACCATAGATTTAGCCACCTTCAAGTCAGCCAGGAGTCGTCGAAGGCACTCCTCGTTCTGTGACCATTCTTCGTACCACTCAGGGTGCCAAGGTTCATCATCCGAGTCACTTTCACTTTCCGTATCACTTTCACTTTCATTCACGATTCGATGAACATCCAACGCACCCGGAAGAACCGCCTGGAAAGGTACACGACGGTTATCCCTTACCGGTGGATCATCATTCTTGGGTATATTGTCATGAACCTGTTTGAGGTTGTCACACATTTCCAAGTAGGTGCCCTCAGGGATCATCTTGGAAATGTCGTCCAGACATTGCATGAGATTACGGAGATTATCCATTTTCACGTATATTTTACAACTTCCACATTTCACTTAGGTTTTTCCGATCCCAAATTCAGTCACACAGCGATTACCAGCGAAAGGGTTGTCGATTACTTTCTTATCGGGAAAACTATAGAATTTTCCAGTATCACCCTGCATAACACCAGCGTAACTATCATAAACGACTAGAAGATATTTGTGTTCCAGCAGTGGGTCATCGAAATTGTGAATCTCTTCAAAACCCTCATTATCATATAGACACGCCCGAGCATTACCTCTACAAGCTTGAGGTTGTTTTCTACCTTCTTTCCTCACCAGTTTGTCGTATCCAATAGTGTCACCATCCACTTTAACTATTCCATCGTATTTAGCTTTCTCCTGCCACTGCATTTTGGGGGTACCACGTCTATCACGACCAATCATTGTATTGACATAAATCCTCGTTATCTTGTCGTTACCGAAGAGAACCTTAACATTACCCGCCTGAAATGACTGACCTCTTGTATCTAACGTTTTACTCCTGTCGAAAGGATGATTTAGGCTTCCAACATAAACATTCTGCCAAACTCCTTTCTCACACCACTCCTTATCCTTTTTAAGTTGCTCAGCCTTTTTCTGCAATTCAAGTTGTTTTTTTCTATCCTCTTCAGCCTTCCTTGCCTTTTCCTTTTTAGCAGCTTCAGCTTTCTTAGCAGCCTCAGCCGCTGCTCTTGCTTCTTCTCTCATTTTGTCTTGAAGAGCCTTGACCTTAGCTGCGACTGCTGCTGCATCTTCCTCGGCTTTCTTTTTAGCTGCAGCAAACGCTAACAATTCAGCTGCAGCTGCAGCAGCGGCTTCCTCCGCTTTAACTCTATCGGTTTCATCCTTCGCTTCCTTCGCCGCCTTATCCGCGGCATCTTTCGCTGCCATAGCTTTAGCTGCTGCCTCTTCAACCACTTTCTTGTCCGCATCAGCCTTCTGCTTGAGTTTAGATAACTCATTCCCAGTTCGTCTGGCTTGAGAAGCCGCTTGATCAGCTGTAGCAACTTTTACAGTCTCTTGACGGATAGCTTCAGAAGCTACTATTTGACTTTGTTGACTTTCCTCCACTAATTCTTCGAGTTGCTTTTCCAATGAAGGAGGCTTCTCAACGACTTCCTCTTCAACAGGTACCTCATCGGTGATGTCTTCATCAGTGATGTCTTCCTCTTCATCAGTGATGTCCTCATCACCCTGGGTATCAGGAGGGGGATCCAGTTTCGGTTTCAAATAAAAAAAACCGATACCACCGACTGCTATTATGGAAAAACATAACAATAGAATGATGGCAATCATATACTATTACTTACATTTTTTTTTACATAGTGTCTAATCGATCATCAGAATCTTCAAGCCATTCAAGCCTTTTAATTATAGCCATACGATACTTGTCTCGGAAGTCATTCTCAATATCCACATACGACCTACACATTCTTATAAATTCTGTATTTGTAAGTGGAAGGTCAATATCATCCTGCTCGAAACCGTGAATACAACGATAATGGAACAAAACATTATGTTTGATCTTTTTGGTAAGACGTTTTATTGGTTGCGCATCTAACAATTCCTTTTTAAGGTATGTAATTTGCCCCTGAACGAAATCACTGTCCATGTTCAGAGCTTTGTCGAAGTAATAGTCGTAAAAATAACGAAAGGTTTCTTCGGATGGACCAATGGGATGGATTCGAAAGTCTTCATAGTCAAAGAAATACACCGGATCCACCCTTTTGTTATACGCATTCTTCAGATGTTTACATAGTTCAATATACTCTCCCTCAGGCAAACTAGTTGAGTGTTTGTCTATTATCTGCATAGCCTGAAGCAAATCATTCATACTTATTTTTATTGAGAATAATTTGTTTAATTATGTTTAAAAAATTAAACTCATCAATGTATAAGGATGGCTGGGCGTTTCGATGTAGTTGTTACCGGTATACAGGATATATACCTGACAGGTAATCCACAAATGTCTTATTTTCTGAATCGCTTCATGAGACATACGAAATTCACAACACAGGTATTTGAGATGCCATTTAATGGCGTTCCTGAAAGAGGGAATGTATTAATAGCCCCCATTTCTACAACATCTGGTGATATGATATCAAATATGACACTGAAAATATTCGTGGATAGAAACAAAACGTCTAATGTATATGACTCATTCATAAAATCCACTATAGACTATGTAGACCTTTTCATAGGAAAGCAACATATCGACCGACTAACATCAGACTATATCATGATGTACCATAAATTGCGATCAAATGAAACAAACGACTTGAATATATTGTACAGAGATTCGTACAATATATATTCACACTTTTCTTCGAGTATACCCCTTTACCTAGATTTACCTTTTTACTTTTACAAAAATCCCCATTTAGCAATACCAGTATGTGCCATGTATAAACATTCTTTAGAAGTTCACGTCAAGATGAAAGACCCTATAGTGTTTCGGGATGAATATATGCCTACAAATTATTCCGAAGACCTAAAAATTGCAAAAATTTCATTGAATGTCGACTATCATCATCTCATGGATATCGAGAGAGACTTTTTCAAGACAAGACCTTTGGAATATATCATAACACAAACACAGAAAGTTGTAAAAGATATCGATTCTAATGATATCGACAAAGAACACACGTTTATGTGTGGATTGAAGAATCCTGTACGCGAGTTTATGTTTTTTCTTCAACACAATGCTTGGGAGAATTTAACAAATCGAGGAAATATAAATGAAGAACTAGACTATGCAAATTTCAAAATTAATAACGAGACCCTATTCACGGGTGAACATCTAGAGTTATCTTCTGAACAATTCCTGAAACGATACAAATCTCCAAGTGATATAGTTGAAGAAGAACTTATATGGCACAGAGATCCCAGATTCTATAATCAAACGTTTATTCCACTGAATGATATCCTATCACTCGACGCGGTTCGTAATTTACCCGGACAAGGTGGTGGAAGTAGAACCACATTGGGCTGGTTTAAAACATTCAAGGTGAAAAATGGTTTATTCTATGTGTATTCACTTGGAATGGATGCATCGAATGGGGAACCGTCTGGGCAACTAAATATGAGTCGTATTATTCACCAACAGTTTACGTTTAAATTTAAAACACCAGATCCGAATTCTATATATTCGGTATGGAATAACCTATATAGATCTACACTTAGTTTGTATGCAGTGAACTATAATATCATCGTGTTTAATGATGGGTTATGCGGCTTAAAATATTAATGTGTCAATATAATAATGGCAGCCAGGTTAGATTTGGTGACATATGGTGAAAATGACAAGTATCTAACCTCAAACCCGGAAACAACATTCTTTCATAAACAGGTAACTAAACGTCCCAACTTTTCTATTAACTATTCAGAGTTGGACACACAGAAAGAAAATATAGGGTTTGGAAAAACCATTAGGTTCAAAATACCACAGAATATAGGTGACTTGCTCAAAAGTGTCACACTTAAAATAAAAGCCGATGACATACCAGACCAATGGAACCTTTATTATCAAGATGGGGCTGGTGTAGGTGTCATAGAATACGCAGACCTCATTATTGGTGGCACAGTGATTGAACGTGTGGACTCGAATTATATCACAATAGAGAAAACGTACTTTAACAATTCGAGACAGCAAGAGAGTGTCGAAAATTTAAC